GCTTCCGCGCACAACCGGCCCGTAGCCTTCGTGCTGCTCGATGGTGAAATCTTCCATCTTCATGGGTTGTTCTCCTTGTTGCGACGATGAATCTCCCCTGTCAGTTCTTTGGGGGTCATGGGGCACCATCCTTTAGGGCTTGTCGTAGGGCTTCCACAGCCTTAATTACGTCGCTATCGCAGTCGCAGAAGTCAAACCAACACACGTCACCGGCTAGCTTCTCCAACACCTTCACGCGCTCATTGGAGGCGGAGAGTTCAGCGTTCGGCACCAACGTCATGTTGCCCTGCACTGCGATACGCCTTGCCATGCTGCGTGAGATCGGCTCCCTCTCTGCTGTCAGGTCGGGAGAGGGGGAGCGTTGGTTCCACTCGTCGGGCGTCATCAGTACCGTGTGATCGCAGTGTATGTAGCCATCGTCTATCTGTGGCGAGAAGCATCCCCACGGACACGGCTTCAAGTCCTCCATCTCAATCACCGGCTTTCTTGAGGAAGGCGTTCAGCCTGTCCCAGTCGTCAACCGTTCGCCTGTCCCAATCTGACACCCGGCGCATGATCTCCCTCGCTTCTTGAAGTTCCTTTTCTCTCTGGGCGAGACGTGAGGACAAAACCTCGCAGCACGAGTGCTCATCGACTTCGGTTGTCAGCGTCCCGCATGTCGGGCAATTCTTCTCCATCATTCCGTTCCTTTCTCGATGGCGTCGGCTTTGGCGCGGATGGCGTTGGCGGCGTCTGTGAAATTAGCGGCGCGAATTACCGACCCGCCATTGGCGGTGTTCTCGCGGATTGGCGACTCGACGCTCTCCGCTATCTCCGCCGCTTCCAGCAACCCCGCCACGCGGGCGGCTTTCAATCTATCCTTGAACGCTTGCGCGAAACGTATTTCGTCGTCCGGTATCAATTGCTCGTCATCGTGTAAGTCCATCTCAACCTATCCTTTCCTGCTCAACGTGGGGGAGGGCTTATAGCCCGAATTTCCGCCTGGTGCGCGCACGGTGGTCGATGCAGAAGCGCGCGAATCGGCTCTTCGATCGGAACTCCCGCCCACACCCGCGGTAGCGGCAGTGGTTCGTGACCACTCCGCGTGCCCGCGTGCCCTCGCTGTCGTACACGACGCCGACGCGGTACTCCTCGAGCTCGAGCGCGCACGTCGCACACATCGCACCATCTACTCCATCGGGAAGCGGCGAGAGCGCCGCTTCCGATCCACAGAACGCGCACTGGTAGCCGATGCCGGCGGTTTGTAATCCTCGTCCCATTGGACCTCCACGTCCACCCCTTCGAACCCATCCCGGAGTTGCATCTCCCGCTCGTCCGCGAACCTCGCGGTGAGCTTCCATACTTGCTTGTCGTTGAAAAATGCACGCAGGCCGTCGAGCACGGCCTTCACGTAGTTGTCGAGATCGCCGTCGCGCTGCGCGATCCAGAACATCATGTCCGTCGCGATCGGCGCGGCGATCCCGTATGGCAACCTCGATTGCATCGCGGCCACCGCGATATGATTCTCGAACGCCACGGTCGGCGTGGGGGTATACACGTTCCCGTGCTTTCCGAGGCGCGGCCGGCCTTTTGGTACCGGCCGCACATCAACGGTGAAGCTAGCGATCACTGCGAGAGCAGAGCCATCATCCCTGCGACGGTGAGCATTCCCGCGATGACTCCGAACCAGAAGATGTACCACCGACTCGGCCAGCCCGACGTCGTAGCCGGTGGAGATTCCACCGGATCGTCGGTCAGATGTTTCCCGCGCTGGAGCGGCGGCAAAGACGCCGGCGCTCCGTACAATTCATGGACGCTGACGATGCGCGGCTCATCCTTACCAGGCTCTAGTCGCTTCATGCTCATGTTCTCCTTCTTTCTTGTTCCGGCGACGAGCGATCTTCGCCGCCCGCCGCTTCTTGTTTTTCTCGCGCCGGCCTTCCTGCGCGTACCGATTACACTTCACTTTGTTCCGACCATGCTTGCGGTTCTTCCGGCCAGACTTTCTGATCTGCGTGCCCACTGGGCACCTCCTTTATGAGTTGTGTTACGTCATAAAGGTTCCTCCTTTTTTCTGCGCAGTCGCGCGTTGGCGTTCTTCATGCGCTGGACTTTCCGGTTGAGATTCTGCACTTCGCGCAGGAGCACGAAATAGTCTCGCTGCCACCGCGTAAAGCTCATCGAGAAGTCCTGCATCCGCTGGCGCTCAAACTCCAGCGTGGCTTCGTAGTACGCCGTGACTTCCTCGACATCATCCGGGTTGATGATGGTCAGAAATCCGTTCTTGTCGCGCGTTGCCGCGCGCATCTTGCCTCGTCCAACTGGATACAGTTTTTCACTCATAATATTTACTTGGCTGTGGGGGCAGGACTCGAACCTGCGACATCCGCGTTAACAGCGCGGCGTTCTGCCGCTGAACTACCCCACAATTTTCTGTTCGTGTGTGGGCTGGTATTTCACCAGCTCGCCCTCTACCGCAGGTCGGTTGTACATTCCGCACGCGAGCGCACTAGGAGGGTGGTGCTCGAACACACCCCTGTCTTTCCAGGCGGCCACACACGCTTCCTTAGAACGGGAGATCTGCGGCGCTATCGACCTCGACCACGCCCTCGCCCGCGCTGTTGACCGCGGTGAGGTTGGTGTATTTACCTTCCTTCTGCGTCTCGTACGTGACCGCAATCTTTAGGTTCTTGGCACTCTCGGCCATTGCCTTGAGCCCGCCATCGAACGTCTTCCACTCGGTCCCGTCCGAGAACGCGATCGTGTGCTGCGTGTACGGCTTTCCCGCCTTGCTCATCTTCGTTTCGGTCACCGCGCTCACGACCTGCACGGGTGTGCCCGTGTTCGCGGAGCCCGTCGGCTTCGCCGCACGCGGGGCCGCGGCCTTCGTACCGGAGCCGGCCGCGGCGGCATTCCCGTCATCATCCTCGGGGCAGATCATCGCGATACCCATGAGTCCGTAGCGGCGTGCATACGTCGTGCAGGACGCGAACGCCTGGGGGTCGCCTTCCTTCGCAGGACGAATCGGGTATAGGCTCACACGATGTACGCCGTTCTTGTGCAGTAGCTCCGTCATCAAGACGGGCCCGATCTGTGAGTCGATCTGCACGGTTTGAATCACCATCAGGTTGTGCGCGAACAGCGCATCCTTGACGGCATCCCACGCACCATCGAGGGTCACGTACTTCGAATCGAAGAACTCGTTGGCGGCATCTCGCACCGCGGGTTTGAATTCCTTGTGCGCCGCGATCAGGTCGGTCACGAACTCGGCGTTGAGCTTTGAATCGTACCCCTGGTCATACGTCAACTTGTTGTCCATTGGTTCCCTTCCAAAGTAAATAGGTGGTGTAGTAGCCCGCCTCGTTCTTCACGTTGCGGATGTCGATGTTCTCGCGAAACTCATCGGGCAAAGTCGCGCGCGAGAAGCGCGACAGCCGTTCCGTGTCGTACTCTGCCCACTCCCCGGGACGCTTCTGGATCTCCATAATGAAACGGTAGATCTTCGAGCGCGTCGCGCGAGGAGACGGCAGATTGGGCACAAATTTAACGTCGGTCTTCATGGGGGTGGCCTTTCCCCTGAACAGCCGTGCGAACCGTTTCAATCGTTTCTCCTGCGAGCGAGGTGGCGATCAGTCCGGCCAGCGCAGCGACCTCTTTGGTGCCGTACTGAAACATGAGCGCCATCAAGTCCTGGTTGAGGTTCCGATCCGCCGGTTTCCGGCTCGTGTCCATCCCCAGCGATGCCCCACTACGCTTCGCTGCGAGCGCCTGGCGGGCTTTCTTAAGCGAGGCTGCCCGTTTGCTCGCGGGGCGACCGATGCGGCCCGCTCCGCGCGGATTGTGGCGGTAGCTGACGTCGGGGAGCGCCTGTCCGAAGTAGCGCTCGAGCTTCTCGCGCGTCTCGACTTTCGGTGCGTTGATCCCGCGCTCGAGCGTGTTGATCGACGGCCCACTGACGCCAGCGCGTCGGCCCAACTCCGCCTGCCCGAGTCCCTGTCCGAGACGCAGCTCGCGCAGCCGAATCGCGAATGAACTCCGCCGCACCATCGGGGCCTTACTCGCTCGCGGCGTTTTCAGCCTACGCTTGGTTGGTTCTGATTGATCCGCAAGAACCTCGTGTTCCTGCATCCGAATGTTGTTTGTCAAAATACTCTTCCTTTCCTCTTTTGGAATCCGCTTCCACTTTACCCACTTTGACATGGGGTTGACTTCCTTTCCATGATACTTCTATTCACACCTTTTGTCAAGGAAAAGACAATACTTTTCCTATTATTCTGGCTTCCACCCAGATTTGATCTTTTGCTCCATATCGAACATCAAGAATCCGATCTCAGCCGCCATGTCTTCGTCGTAGTAGCTGAACCGCTTGGGCCCTGTCCGGCGATACTCCGAGTGCCGGAGTCCGGCACACTCGGTGCCGGTTTCCTTGAACTTCTCCAGCGCAATCGGGAAGAACACGCGCTTCGCGCGATTATCGATGATGAAATAATTCCCATCGAGTGGTCCGCCTTCCATCTCGCATACGCTGTCCGACAGATTTACATGCGGAGCCGTCGCCGCCGCTCCGCCGCACGACGTGAGCGCCTCGCGCAGGTGGTCGCCAAAGCCCTGGGACGTCCACCACTGCTGGCCGTTCCACTTGCTGTCTTCAGGATTGATCGTTGCCACTTGTGACCTCCTCAAATAGGTCGGGTTGATCCGCCGCCGTGACGCTGACCAGCGTGAACCCCTTTTTCTCCATTTTTTCCAGCGTCTCGGCGTCTTCATCGCCTTTCACCACATACTCTATCCGGGTTGGCGTAAATGAATGGAAGATCGCGGGGACCAACTCCCCGTTGATCTGGACTTTCCGGTGTGCCACGTAGATGCGCGTCTTCCCCACCTCGAAGCCCCTGGGCACCTGGCTGATGCGTTTCGAGGCTCCCATCATCGCGACTTCTTTGATCCAGTCGAGCGGGTCGGCGTAGAACTTCTCGCCCACCCACATGAGGAGCCCTTCCTCGGGCATCTCGACCAGCGGGCACCAGCCACCCTTGCAGAGCGCATAGCCCTGTCCGCTCGCCGGCTGGCCGGCGAAGAGTGCCTTCGGGTTGATCTTCGTGAACCCGCGCGAGAACTTGATCCCGCCGTGGCAGGTCGGGCAGACGTCGAGCTTCAAGGGGAGGCGACAACACGGGACCAGTGCCCCGACGTCGGTGACCAAGTAGAGCCCGCCTGGTTTCCGGTACCCGCAACCGCGGGCATTTTCCTTTTTAGGAGTGATATTCATTAATTCCTTTCCAATGTCTGTTCGACACCAAACTTTCGATCATAATTCGACACAGTGTCAAGCACGTCCTGAACAAACTTTTGGACTGAGCTTGATCCTGTTCCGTCTTCACACACTCTGGCGATGGTGCGGAAGTCCGTCATCGCCCGGCGTATCGACAGCGCCATCTCAACCGACGGTGGACGCCCCTCGCGGGCCAGGTCCACCAGTCGGTCTTCGATTCGCTTATTCATTTGGGACGTCCACCGCGTACTCCTCGGCCGCGCCGATCGAGTACGCGCCGTGCTCCTCGCGCGAGACGATGATTGAGTCGAGCACCTTGACGTCGAGGATCTCCCCGGCTTCCTTGATCGCCTCGTAGTTGCGCTCGTCCGCGCGGCTCGGGTCGAGCCCCACGTTCGGGTGGTAGTGCCCATAGACGATTCTCGAGCCCCCCGCGATAATCGCGGCGCGGAAGATTTCCTTCGGGGCGGCGTCGCAGCGATCCTCGGTGCCCACCGAAATCAGGTGAGTGCCAATCAGCCGGCCACTCCCATCGATAATCAGGAGCCACGCGCTTTCGCGGTCGGGGGTTTGCTGGGCCAGCCGCTTGATGATCTTCGCGGCCGTGGTCGGCCGCAGGTGCTTCGCCCCATCCTCCATCAGCTCGGCGATAAACTCGGGTGCGGGCGTTTCCCGCAACTGCATTGATACCATTTTCATGCCTTAACCTCTTTCCATTCCACTTCACGCAACTCCTCACCACAGCCCGCGCAGACCAGAAACAGTCCGCCGTCATGTTCAATCAGGGTGTGGTTGTGCCGGGTGCCGCAATCGGCACACGGCTCGACAAATTGATAGCCTCGAATCGCCAAGTCCGCCTCGGCTTTGGTGCGGACCTCGGTTTCCACGGTCGTCATGGGCTGTCCGCATTTCCGACAGTAGTACGTGCCGGTCGGGTGTCCGGGCCACGAATACGTGTCTCCGCAACACGTGGTCGTATGCGAGAAGCGCAGGCGCGAGAGCGTGTAGCTGTGGCTCACGCTGCTCACGACGGCAGCACTTCCACGATGGTGCGGTAGCGGAAGCGGTAGGCCGTGCGCTCGGTCTTTTCGCCTTTTGCATACCCATTCACGTATTTTTGCGTACTCATGCGACCCTGGGCGATCAAGCCGCGCACATGAACGCGCGCAATGCGCCCGTTTTCTCTGAAGTAGTCGTCAACGCCATCGTCGTACCTTGTGTTGAATTTCGATGAAAGAAACTCTCGCGCGCCTTCCTCGGTCGCGAACACGTGGAATCCACCCCCGCGCAGCGCCTTGCTGATCTTGCCGTTTTTGTTGGTGACATACGGAAGGCCCTCGTAGGCTTTGTGCTCGACACCCACCTCGAACCGGCACTGGGTCCAGCCGTACATGGATTTGTAAACCGGGTCGGCGAGCTTATCTTCTGCATTGGTATCCAGCACCACCACCGCCCACATTTCGAACACCTGATGGATGCTCGGGCGTTTCTTGATCTTGATTTCTCTAGTCAGGCACATCCTTAGCTCACCCTCTTTAGTGCGTCTGGAAATTTTACGAATTCATCGAAGCTCGCCCGCACGATCACGGCGCGACCATTCTCGGCCTCACGACGGACTTCCTGATTTGGAACGTCTACCACGATGTATGGATAGGAGTTGTCCGGCCGATCAATGCCGATCCCAAATCCCGTCGAACCATCAATGTCATCTTTGACCATCGCCGAGAAGATCATCCGCGTGAGATACGCCGGATCATTCCAGCGATCACGGCGCGAGAGCACGCGATGCAACACGGTCACAAGCCCCTCGCCACCCCAGTGCGAATACAAAAAGATCTCCGCCGGATTATCCGGCTCCTGCTTTACGACGATATTTGCACGATCACCCATTGTTTTCTTCCTTTCCTTGAAGAATTAAAGTCCAGCATTCCGTTTGTGCGTTGCATCCCAAAATACGGGGGTGGTGTATGCGCATCTCCACTCGAAGGGCCACCCGGATATGCCAGACACAATCAATGTACTAAAAACACACACAAAAGTCAAATACAATCTACTTGTTTTTACACATGAAACACGCCTGTCCGCCTGTCCGCGTTGCTTCCATTGCCGCCTCGATATATGAGACATAACCCTTGCCCTGTCGTGCGCCACAGTCCGCGCAGAACACGCGGTAGTACGCATCCTCGAATGCGACCTCCTTGTTGCCACACGAGAGGATCACCTTGTCCTGCCTGTCCGTCATGGCGTCTCCGATCCTGGGTGGCCGGGTGGGACGTCCATCGGGCTCGGCATGTCCGTGACGCCCAAGACGCGCTTCGCGGCGTCGAGGGCGGCCTCGATCTTCTTGTCGGTCTTCCGCTGGGTGTATCCGTCGGGATAGAAGGCCAGATCACTCCACAATAGGCCGTGCGCCTCCTGTAGCGCCTCGTAGAGCGCTTGGATGATGTTATCCTTAGGATTGGGTTGACTCATCGGATTTCTCCTCCTCTGCGAGCCGGGCGAGCGCCCGGATCAATTGCTCGGCGTCCACCGTGCCTTCGGGGTCATCCTTGCCGTGGCTCATCCCGCCCATTGCGCCGACCTGCCAATCGGCCCATTCCGCCAAGTGCGGTTCGGCGATGGATTCCACATGCTCACGTTGGAGCGTGGACGCGCCGTCCGCGTGTTTACGCAGCGCCTCGTCGAGGGTGTCGGCCTGTACCTCATACTCGTCGATGGTCTCGGTGCGTACATAGAGCGTGTAGTAGCGTTTCATCGGGCGATCACCATCCCCTCGTCGATAAGCGCCTTCGCCATCCGACCGTAGCTGCCCTGTAGGGTCCACGCCATGCCGGTATCCACGAGGTGCTGGAAAAGCTCAATGACTTTTTCGTCGGAAAGCTCCCCATTCTCGTAGTCGATAATCGCACCTGTCAAGTCGAAGTTACTGGTCTGCATTTGGCACCTCGTATTTCTGTTTGGTTGCGCTCCATATCGCGTGGGGAGCCTGAAAGCCGGAAAGCATCATCAGGAGATTGACGGCGGTTTCACCGTCCTCATATGTCTCGGTGTTGAATAGCCACGTGCCGTCCTCGTCCTCATTGTACGAAAACACACCCCACGCTTCGCATTCGCCGGGCGCACACGGCGTGTGCTTACCCAGCACCATGCGCACGGGCGTAAAGTAGAATTTATCCATCTGCGTGCTCATTCTCCTTTTCGGCCTCGTAGTGGCGGCGCGCCACGTCGAGGATATGGTCGAAGTCGGTCACGTACTGCTCGGCAAAGTGCATGATGTCGGCGAGCATATCCGTGAGCGCGGTTTCCATATCGTCGTCGCCGACCTCATCGGCGTACTCCATCATGTAGCGCTCGGCGCGCATCGCGCGATCCTGGTTTGTTTGTTCGGTCATCGGACAACCTCTTCCATATAGGAGTTTGCGATCTCGTCGAAGTTGACCTCAGCCATCGCCGCTCCGATCAGGTCGCTCTGAAGGCTGCCGCCTTCGCGGACACCCTGATAGGCCATCCCATCCACTAGTGCGCGGAGTTGGTTCGCGAGGTGAGCGGCGTTCATGGTGTGCCGCGCCATCACCTTGACTTCGTGGTAGCTGCTCTCGTCGTTGTCGAGCCACAGCTTCACGAGCCATGTTTCGTAGTTGTACCAGCCGTTGTACTCTTTATGATTCATCGGGCCTCAACATCCAATTCAGGAGCGCCTCGACACTCTCGGCGTCCATCTGCGACACGCAGTCGCATATGGCGACGGCCTCGCCGTTCGCGTGCCTACCGTAGACGGTCCACATTTCAGCCTCGTCGGCCTCGCATACTTCCATATGTTCAATGCCCATGCTGTCGGTGCCATCCGACCGTACTGGTTTTGATTCGAAGCTCACATACTCGGTTTTAATCAGGCACCTCCATTGATCTTGCGTTCATGTCGTCGCACTTGCGCTCCGCTTCCTCGCGGGTGCGCCCGCTGTCAACTGGGTCACCATCATCATCCACTACATACCATAGGCTCATGCCTTCTCCGTGGTACGGTGTATCTTCAACTGTGTACTTATTCATGCGGTATCTCCTCCCACACATAACGCCTGTCCTTCCGCCTCCCTGATTTAATGATCTTCATTGTGGTGCTGTCGATGATTTCATACGTCGTTGCATGTCGGCCGGTCGCGTAAGCGACGGCCTCGTCGATGGTGTCGAATGGCAGGCAGCACCCACCCACACCCCTGCCAGTGTAGTTTAATTCATACGCTTTCTTCTCGTTCAGTATTCCCATGTCCGCAATATACACTATCCAACATGAAAAGTCAAATTAAAAATCCACTGTTTTCCGCCTGTCCGCCGCGCAGCCTGTCCGCCGGGGCGGGCGGTGGTGCCTGTCCGCCTGTCCGGGCGGGCGCGGCTCTGAGACGCCGGTGTGGAGGTTCATGGAAGTTGGTGGGGTGGCGTCGAAATCCGAAGCGTGAGCGGAAGCGAACTCCATGAATTGCATGGATCAGTTGAGGTCGTGTCCCATCTTCGTCACGCGACGGCCGTGGCCGAGCGTGCTATCACAAGCGAGCGTCAGCGAGCACCAGTGCGCCTGGCTCTCGAGCTGTCTTAGCCGAGCGCTGCGCGAGGCCCAGGATGCCGGCCGGCCGCCGGCGAGTCCGCGAGCCAGAGGCCGCTCGGCAACGCGGCGAAGCCGCAACCCCACGCGAGCGGAGCGAGCGCGCCGAAGGCGAGTGTTTCTATCAACTCCAACCGCTTGCGGTTGGAGGGCTTTCAAAGCGTAACCGCTTGCGGTTACGCAACACTCATAGTGTAGCGACGAGCGTAGCGAGGAGCGGCGAAAATTTGGGGGATAAAACCCAGAAATAGTATGGTATTGGGTATGGATTAAAGGTGTGTGCTGGTGTATGTTGTTCTCGTGTGCGGGGTGTTCCCGGACATAGGATTTTTACCTCTTGGAAAAGGTGGAACCCATGAAAAAGCAGACAGTCCAGCGAACGTCCGATATGGTGAACCCCAAGACTATGGCGCTCGCGTCCAGCGAGATGTTGGCGGAGATTTCCGCGATCCTCGCGGATGCGAAGCCGTTGTCCAGTGCCTACAAGGCACAGTTGCGCGACGCGATTATGACGGGGCCGTTCGTGAACGTGGATGTGCACTCCGTTGGCGATGCCATTGCGGGCGGTGCCTACCTCGCGTCGGTGCTTTGGGATGGGCGTGACGCGGACAAGCTCGTCGCGGTCAAGGGTGGGCGCGTCTCGTTCTACCTCGACCAGATCCACCAGTATTTCGCGGACATGAAGCCGGAAACGGCGATCCAGTTTCTGGAGCTTCCGATTGACCCCCAGTTCGGCGCGGGTCCGCATGCGGTCAATGCGGTGGGTACGCTCGTCTTGATTGGGCTGGCGTGTGCGCAGGCGGGGCTTCTGCCGATTGGCGGGATGCCCGATGACGTCGTGGCTCCGGTCACGGCCGATGAGGTGGAGCGCATGCTCTACGCGCTCGCGGAGGATGGCTTTGATGGGTTCGAGGACGAGACTGAAAACTAGGGGTCGGTCGTTGCCACCGGGGGGCCTTCCCTCCGGTGGCCTTCTTTCACGCGGGAGGGGTGTCATGCATGGTCTGGATACGATGGCGGCGCTGAACGCGGAAGCGGAAGCGCGAGAGCGGATGATTGACCGGCGCAAGCTCGCGGGCGCGGTTGCCGAGGTCACCGGGTTGGAGGTGGCGCGGCTGCCCATGCTCTCGCTAGACCTGATTCTCGCGGCCGAGACGTTGGAGGAAGCGGGCGACTACATGCGGTCGCGGCGGCTGCGGATTCTGGCGGGGGTGTTGGAGCAGGTCCACTGCCGGGCGGGCGGTTCGGTCGATGAGCATGTGGGTGTGCGATGAGTCACCGGGTCCAGTGGCGGCGGCTGGTGGTGGTGGCCTTCGGCGTGTGCCTCATGTTGGCGGGGTCGGGTCTTGCCAGCGTGGCGCATGAGTTGCAGGGCGCGAGCCCGTTGGTCATCGATGCGGTTGCGTATTTCCTGCATGGGGTGGGGACGCTGCCGGTTCTGCACCATATCGAGCCGCTACTCGCGGCGGTGGTGGGCGAGTGATTGGCGTCGAGGTGTTTCTTTGGTTCTTCGGTGCCTTCCTGTGCTGGCTGTGGGATAGGTAGTAGGGTTAAAGCACCCAGTTTGGCTGGGTGTTTTTCCCCACCCACCCTTACGCGCAAACCCCGTGGCACCAACAGGTGATGGCTCGTGCTCTCATCGGGGTCGAGCTCGAGCGTTTACACGGATCCTCCTACTACTATTCTGAAAGGCCGCACTCCAGGTGCGGCCACATTGGTCCTTTAATCCGGGGGATTATGGATGGGAAGGGCTCTATCCGACATAGCGGATGTGCTCCGCTATGATGTATCCGGGAGGGAGGAGGGGATTGGGTAGAGGAGATTGGTGTAGGTAATAACCTTCCGTCTCCCTTCCCTCCGGTCAGGGGATCTAAGGCTATGATATACACGCAATAAGCTCGCGAAGCGAGCGCATGAAGTACCCATCATTTGCATCCCTGATTAGTTGACAAGAGGGTAGGGATTGGGGGCCTGCGTAGCAGGTGGCCTACCGTGGAAATTAGCAATCAAGTTGTCCGTAATATGAGAACTTATTACTGAGTTTCATGCTCACAGTCGCTATTCGCTCCTGGTTCGCATGGCCTACGGGAGTTTTTGAGGAAATCCGGCTTTCAGCCGGTAGGAGTAGTAAAAAAAAAAAAAATCACATAATGTGAATCCGCCTTCCGGCGGATTCACGTGTCGAACCCATCCTGGGTTCGACTCTATCTGAGGTGGATTCGACTCTTCGGTCGAATCCACCGAAGGTGGGTGCGGGCCTGTCGGCCCGCTGGGGGATGAGGGGAGTGTGAGGGGAGAAGGGGGGATCTGTCAAGTGAGAAATTTTTTTAAAAATCGTACGGATCGTAATTCCGGCCGTGAATTTTCCGCATCTGCTTCATCTTGTGCTTCGCGAGCCGGCGCTGTAGCGCCCGGTCGCATGGGTAGTTGAAGAGGAAGGTCTCAAAGTTCCGTCGCAGACTCCAAAACTGGATCTCGACCAGCTTGGCGTACGCGCTCTCCCCGCACTTGAGGCCGTACTCGCGTAGCTCGCGACCAATAAGGATCATTGGGAAGTGGAAGCCTTGCTGGCAGCGCTCACACCGCGACCACAAGGTCGCCACGTAGACATCCTGGTCGATCGGGTGTCGCCACGGCGACAAGTCGAGCTCGGGGAGTAGGTGGGCATTCCCCCACTTGTCCGGGATCTCGAGGTTCACGGCTCCACCAATGGAGATCGGAGTCTCATCGCATTTTCCTTGTGACTGGAAACCCAATTTGAACGTCATGGATCGTGGTGTTGGAAACGCCAGTCATCTTGATGAGCGCATCGAGCGCCGCGAGCTTCACGGCGTCCGCGGCCGCTGCGCACTTCAGGATGTCCATGATCGCCAGGCGCGCTTCGCGCACCGCTTCTTTGGAAACTCCGACGTAGATACCCGTGTTCACACCACCACCTCGTCCACGCGCTGCGACAGAATGATGCCTGTCACCATCTCGCTCTCTTTCATGTCCGAGCGCTCCAGGCGCTCGAGGGCAGCCTCTAGGGCTTTTTTCGCGGACATCGCCACGATGTAGATCGAGTAGCTCGCGACTTTGTAGTCACGCTTCACCTTGCTCCCAACCTGTATCTCATAGACCGCGTACATGGTTTCCTTTCAAAAGAAAGGCCCCTACGTGGGGCCCTTCTTGGTTGTCGTGGTAGTGATGTGGGTATACCCATATCCAGATCCAAATCCCTTCCAGGCATAAGTGTCTGGATTGGTCGTCAGCTGATAGCGCTCTGGCGGAGCCGGCAGCTGCGCGAGCAGCCACTCATCGTTACTGAGTGGCGCGACACCCTTCTTCACTACCTCACAGAGAAAGGGCGCACCAGCAACAGAAGCTCCTGCGTTGGGGTCGCCTTCAAGACGTCCGCGTGCTTGATCGCGAACGCGGACTTCGCCTGCTCGGCGTCCACCGCGACGATCGCCTCGGGCGCGATCAACAGTTCGTCGTGGCGCGTTTCATTCTTCTCGATGGAGCGAACCCCCATCTTCACTGCGGCTACTTCGAATAACGGCATGGCGTGAATCTCCTCCTTTTTCATGTCCAATCCGCGCGTGTAATTCACGGCGCGGCACTTCCTACAGGCTGATTCCCCGTAGTAGTAACGATGCCGGCAGAGCCGGCGCTTCCACTTCACTTTCCAACTCACCGGATTCTCCTTTTTTGAGTCCCATGAGTACGTCTGGCCCGGGCCATACAGAAACAGAGAGTCCGACAACCAGAGGACATGGCGCTCGTTTGCGGCTTCGACCGACTTTTTCATCGCGTCGTAGAATCCTGGGTCGGCAGTCATCGTCGAGGTGTACGTCTTCCAGCTGTCGTACTGCTTGAGCTCTTTTGTTAAGTTCGACACGCTGAATGGAGCGTTGTTATAACCCCAGGGGGGTAAGAGCCCCCCGGGGTTAAATAAGCCGGTTTCTCTCGCGCTTGCGGGGATTTCAGCCCCGCGTTGTGCCCGGCTATTATCCAACGTACCGCGCGTAGAGCGAGTAGGTTTTCTTGTCGTCGTTCCGACGCGATTTCCACTCGGTACCGGGGTAGCGCTTTTTGAACGAGTTGGCGGATGCGCCATTCTTGTATTCATGGCTGTAGAGTGCCCACGTGCCGGGTTTCGTTTTCAAGATCTCGACGAACTCGGCGATCTTGGTCTTCCGGTCGGCCGCCGGCACATCCTCAAACCACTGTACGCTATTGATGTCCATGTTGTCCTTTCGGGTTTGTGGACTGACCGAGAAACAAGGTCTCATCCATACCCAAAAGGTGCAACTATTTTAACTGCGGTACAGCAGGATTTTCTCGTCTTCTTCGTGGTAGCGGACGGTTGCCCGGCCCTTCCTTGAGCTGCCGCGGCGCTTGACGACGGTGAGCTCCATTGGGGAATCATCATCGCGGCGCTCTGCACTCCACACGACCGACGCCTGGGTCGAGAATACACTCGAGCCGCGGATCCGGTCCATTGCGTTGTGCTGTCGTCCATACTGGGCTTTGCGCAGGTGGTGCAGGATGATAAACGAGGTGCCGTAGTGCTTGCGCCAGCGGATCAGGGTGGCGAAGCGCTCGGCCACCTCGATCGCACTGTTCTCGTCCTTGAGTCCAAAGCACTGGGTCACCGTGTCGAAAAACACGGCCACCGGCCGGACGGCGGAGATCTCCTCTTCGAGCGCGATCAGGGTCGCGGGGTTCGAGAGCGAGATCCCGCCGCAGCTCGACACGTGCAGGTGGGGAATCCCATTCCCGCCGAACTTGAGGAACAGCCGCGCGGTTTCCTCGGGGCCGGCCTCTTCATCGAAGTAGAGCACGTGCCCAGGCTCATTGTTGTTCGAGCAGCCGAGCCACGGGGTGCCCGAGGCGAGCGCCACCGCGAGCGACGCGGAGAGCGTGGATTTCCCGATCCCCGCTTCACCGGCCAAAAGCAGGATGTCACCCTTCGCGACCCACGGCTCCAAAAGCCAGGGGAGACGCGGGGGCCCGAACCGGGCAATCATGTCAAGGGAGAGGTAGGGGAGCTTCAGCCCAGAAAGATCAGGGGTTGACTTCTCGGGTTGTTTACTCGAAACTTCGTCATTAGAGACATAGGTTGGACCCATCGAAACGCCATCCTTTTGACTCTGTGGGGGCTCCCTGATGGGGGAGTCCCCGCCTGCTATTTATCGCTGGTCACGTTTGAGTGCGGCGGCCTCTTTTACCCGCGCTCGTTCCCGTTCCGCCCATGCCTGCGCATCTGCTGTGCGCCGATCCCAGATCGGCAGCACGTAGCGGAGAAGGATAAAGGGAACGATGACGAGAAGGGCAGCAACCAAGACGGCGCGCGAGCAAAAATCAAGTGTGGTCAATGACTTACCTTCGCTATCCGGGAAACCACTCAGCAAAGAGGCGCTGTTGGCCGCTACTTTAGTGGTCCTCCCGGAGTTCGACAAGCGCAAATTCAAGTCTACTTACGCGAATTTTTACAAACTTTCCCAGGAGCTTCTTAGTGAGAATTATGTAGAGCTTTCCGCACACGCGCTTTCCTGGGCGTACGTGCAACCCGATGGATTTATCCACTTTGCGCGCGACATCGTGGGGTATCGCGATCTCGACATCGGGTTTCATGGAAAGATGGGAAAGTTCGTCGCGGGGGCCGGTGAGTACGCGCACCCGTTCCGCATGCTGCTCGCGTTTCGCGGGAGTTTCAAGTCCTCACTGACGTCGATCGCCTATCCAGCCTGGTTGATCGCACAGTCCTGGATGGAGAACGACGGCGAGGTGCCGATCCGTATTGGGCTTGCCTCCGAACGCATGCCGCTCGCGACCGCGCACTGTCGCGCGGTGCGCTCGGTGCTCGAGTCGCAGCGGTTCATTAAACGCTTCGGCGATCACCGACCGGACGGACGCAAGGACTGGTCGAACACGAGCTTCACGTCCGCGTTCCAGTCGGACATGGGGTTAAAAGACCCAACCGTGTTCACGATCGCGCTCGGCGCGGAGCGCACGGGATTCCACTTCAACATCATCATTGCGGACGATCTCCAGGCGTACGCGTCCGCGTTCTCGACTGAGCAGCTCGACAAGAGCTGGGAACTCTACTCGCTCCTGCATTCACTGCTCGACCCAGGTGGCGAGCTCGTGATGGCCGGCACGCGCTGGCACTACGACGACATCTACGCGCGCATCATGCAGATCGGAAAGAAGCGCTCGGACCACGCGACCCACTTCGCCGAGCTGGTGATGCCGGCCGAGGATGAGAAGGGGCCGACATTCCCAACCCGCTTCACGCGCGCGGTGCTCAATGAGAAGCGCGCGCACTCCGGGAACTTCGTCTACGCCTGCCAGTACATGCTCGACCCGATGCCCGAGGGGACGAAGCGGTTCTCGCCGAAGGATATGCGCTACCGCACCCAGGAGATCGACGAGGCGCTGCAGCACCGCGGGCACTGGTTTCTGATGGGCGTGGATCCCGCATGGGTGTCTGCCGACCGAATCCGCGCCGGCGATGCCTCATCGAAGGCTCATTCTGTCGTCGTCACGATGTGTATGGACGCGGGGTGGAATTGGTACCTAATGGACATCTTCCGCGAGCAGTGCGGTCGGCTCGAATTGGTCCAGGAGATCTTCCGCCAGTACCTAGTTTACAAGCCGGTCGGGATCGGTATGCAGGTCGTGGACAAGAAGTACCTCCAGGAAGAGCTCGACCGGAAGTCATTCGAAACTAAGTTGATGCTGCCCTGGCACTGGCTCTCGCATTACGACGAAGAGGGGTCCGTGAACAAGAAAAAGCGGATCGAGGGCGCGCTCGAGGGGCTCGTCCGCTCACACAAGTTCTTCTCGATGCGCGGGCTCGACTGGCTCGAGGATGAGTTCTTCCAGTTCCCGCGCTCCACCACCCTCGATGGACTCGACGGCATCGTGAATGCGATCAAGACGGCACCCTACGCGCCGCGCGAAATCTCTCCCGAGACCGAGGCGACACCCTGGAGCACAAAGCACATCGATGATCTGATGAGTGGCAAGCTCGGAAAAGTCCGACGAAAGAAGTGGACAAACGCCTACTAGGAAAATTTTACGAAAAATACAGATTTTTCCTTGACGGTCTGTCAATTGGGCCCTATAACCCAACCCGTAGGGGTACGAAACACTGGACTGTGCAACTGGTGGGGTGGGTGTGCCGTTATACGACTATGAATGTCACACGTGTGACCTTCGCTGGGAAGCCTTCCATTCGATCGCAGACCGTTCGAGTGAGATGTGTCGTTGCGGCACTCCTGCCCACCAGTATTTTCCCTATCCTCCAACAACCAAACGATTTACTCCCCACTACCACCCTTCCTTTGGGTGTGAAGTGACCTCTCCTGGACACATCAAACGCCTCGCGAAGGAGCACAACGTCATCGACGTCTCCACGCGCGAGTACAAAGACACGATTTCCAAGCACGATGTGCCCCAGGCTCCCGACGACGGGCTCACGGTCGAGAGCATGAAGGCGGCGCTCGCGAAAATACGCGCGCGCGAAGGCCGCGCGGTCGATGACGATCCCGGCCAGGGCCGGATCATCACGGACGAGGAAGCGAAAACGATCCGCGAGGCGGCGGTATGAGCGCGGAAGCCCCGAAAGACATCGAAATCCTCTATTCGATGCTCGCGGACGCGCAGGAGCACCGAAAAAAGAAGATTGGGGATCGTTGGGAGAAGGCGATCAAGTATATGCGCGGCGAACAGACCAGGTTCCCGGGAAAAAATCGCGCAGACGACGATCATTGGAAGGCCGACACTAAAACCAACCTCATTTGGGCCAATTACTTACAGAGTTTGGCCGTTCTCATGCGCGACATCCCGCGCCTCTCCATGTCTGGTCGCGAATACATCCACGACGAGATCGCCAATTCGATAGAACGGAAAATCAATCAGAACTGGCTCGCCAATGCGTTTTCCGAGCGTCAGGAAGAGATCTTCTTCAACTCCTATGTCTATGGAAAAGCCTGGTTTAAGCTAACCTGGGACGGGCGGATGGACCGCGGGATCGGCAATATGCGGATCGAGATCCCGAAGACGCCGGATATGTACCCTATGCCCGGGAAGGACCGCTCGACCGACGGCCAGTTTTTGATCCAGCTCTACACTGTGGACAAGATGACGCTCTGCCAGGCGTATCCAGAGCGCAAAGACGAGATTATCAGGCTGTTTACACCGAGGGGTGGGTCTGCCGAATTCGGCAGTGGCAACGGGACTACCATCAACCCGGAGCCGGGGTCGGAAGGTCTGCGCACGGACGGAACGGGACTGACCATGTATTACCGTGAGCGTGGCAATCCGACCCCCACCTCGGTGATTCTCGCCGAGATGTGGATGAACGACGACACGACGATGGAGCGCTACGGCTGGGTCACTGAGGTGAACGACAAGGGGAGAAAATCCTACAAGAAGAGGAAGCGCCACTTCGCCGCCTACCCGACCGGGCGCATGATTCGCTGGGCCGGCCACATGATCCTCGAGGATCTACCCAATCCATTCCCCCAGTTTCCGTACGTCGAAATGATAAACGTCCATGACGGCCAGGAGTGGCCACAGGGTGACTGCGATCAGCTAATCCCGATCCAGGACATTTACGACACCCAGCACAATCAGCAGGTCGATAGCGTGAACGCCGCAATCGGCGGCGACAAGGTGTTCTACGGGGAGCGCTCGGGGCTCGATCCCACCACAATCTCCAACGACCCAGCCGAGAGATACATCGGCATTCCTGACCCGACGCAAATGAAAGAGATCCGCGCCGCGCAAGTACCCCCGGCGCTCTTCGAACTTGGGAACACCACACGTGAGGACTTCGATCGCATCTCCGGCTACCCGGAGGCGAGTGCGAATTCAAACAGTGAAATTCGCTCTGGCTACGCCTTTGAAATCGTCGATGAGGCGAAAAAGGGCCGGCTGAAACTCAAGACCTACACGTTCGAAGCGGCGATCGCGGAACTCGCGCGCCTACAAACTCTCTACCTCGGGATGTTCAACGAGCAGGGCGTTCACTACCCGATGAACGAGAATCTCAAGGGTGTTCACCCAGAGATGTTCAACTACACGGTGACAGCGGGGCTGAACTTGCCGGCTAGCCGGCGTTCAACTGAACAGTACCTCTTTTCACTTTTCGACCGCGCAGCGACGATTCAGTCCCCGCTTCAGGCCGTTATGTTCCACTACATCGTCGAGCAGAGCGACATCCCCGAGAAGGATGAGCTGCTCGCAAAAATCGAGCAGATCTTGAGCTCGCCGCAAACGTATCAACCGCCCAACCTCCAGGTTGTCGGCGGAGAGGGGGCACCAGAATGATGAACAACGGCAGTGGCATCGGTGGTGGCGGGATACAGGGCCCGAACTTATCGGGAGGAAACGACCCCACGCGCGCTGCCGCACTCAACATGCTCCAGCGGGGCGGAGCGGCTACCGCACCTGCGGGAGTAAGTCCCGGTGGCCCGGGTGCGGGGGCGTCTCCGGGTTCACCGGGCAGTATTGGTTCGTCGCTCGCGCGCACAACCGCCGAGATCACGGACTACGTGAACATGAACGGCTGGACACAACAGGACAGCGATGCGGTGCTTCAGTTCATCGAGACACTCAAGGGGCTCGCCGCCCCGTTTATGGAGCAAGGTGGTGGTGGGCAGGGAATGCCGTCGATGTCGGCACCCCAGGGCCCGCCCTCCGGGCCGGGAACAGGCATGCTACCGGCCGGGAATATGATGGCGCAGGGAGCGACGAACTTCCGCGGCATCCGTTAACACATCGAAACCTGAAAGGACATCATGGATTTCACTCCAGACAAGCAGAATCCTGCGACTCCGTTGGCTGACGGTAGCGCAGCGCCGGCGACAACGCCCGCCGCTGATGCGCCGGCACCCTTCGATTCCGCGGCATACGCTGCTCGGTTGAAGGAGATTGATCCCGCATGGGATTTGGACAACTTCGTCGATCAGGCGAGGAACATGCGGCAGACCCTATCGAAGCAGGGTCAAGAACTTCACAGCGTGAAACAGGATTTCGCGCGTGTGAAGCCATTACTGGACGCGACTGACCAAGACGAGATCCTTCGGCAACGCCTCGATGACGCGATCCGTTCTCACTACGAGGATGCACCGTCACCGGGATACCGCTCAATGGAGCCCTCGCGACTGACGTCAGCGATTGATCCGGTTCAACGTGAACTTGGACAACTCAAAACTGACGTGGTGACGATGCGAATGGAGTCCGAGCTCACGAATCTCGAGTCCCAGGGCTTCCCACTCAATGAAGAGCGTAGGGTTGCGATCATCCAGCGCGTCCTCGAGACGGGCTGGGGGAGTCCACGCGATCATGCGATGGCGCTGTACGGAGATGAATGGACGAAGATGAAGATCGAGGAGGCCGTGCGCAACGCGACCGAGGCGATCCAAAAAAACTCGAACGTGTACCGCCCGATTGGGAATACCGGAAACACGGTCGGGTCTGCGGCCCCAAAATCCCCGTCACAGATGAGCGACAAAGAGTGGGATGACCAGGCGATGAATGCGATTCGCGAGCGCGGGATGAAGCGCCTGCCGACAATCGGCGGCGGATAACCTCGCAGCGTCACCTCTAATCGGAGGTGACAGCGGTGCCGACATATTCTGAACTGACCTCGCTCACCCGGGAGCATTATCTCCCGAAGGTGTCGATCAATTTCGGAAATCAGACGCCGTTCCTCAAGATGTGTAGGGCCAAAAACTCGACTCTCTCGGGTGGCTCGAAAATCGTGAAGACGGTGGCTTACCAGTACACGAAGGGCAAGGCGTACGGACGCGGAGAGACCATCGATGTGAGCGGGGAGCAGAACACCACGCTCGCGAAGTGGACCTATCGCTACTACGACTGGCCCATCACGATCACGCGCCAGGATCAGCTTGAAATCAATGGTGAGGCTCAGGTCCACGACCTCATCAAGACCAAGATGAACACTGCGCGCTACGGTGCCGAGCAGATGCTCGCGCGACACCTCTTTCAGGGGACCGGCACGGACTCCACGAAAGAGATCTACGCGATGGACACCATGCTCGAGCAGCAAGACGGCTCGGGCGTTGGTGTGCTTGGCGTGACCGCCACCTACGGCGAAATCGACAAGAACACCGACACGTGGTGGAGCGGAAACGTGAAGTCATTCCTCGGGAATGCTCACGGGCCTACCTACCGCAACATCCAGTCCGCGTGGGCGCTCGCGCATGATTCAGACATCCACCCGACGCTCATCTTGATGGGCAACGGCTCGTACGACGCCTTCATGGCCTCGCACGTGGCGGTGGCTGGGTCTGGAACGATCTCGAATCAGATCTTCACGAACGAGAATGATCTCACCGCCGGTTTCCGGCGCACGACGTTCAATGGTGTGCCGGTGCTTGCGGATGGCAGCATCCTCGAGTCGGCCACCGAGACCGCGAACCGCGTCTATGGACTCAACATGGACTACTTCGCGTTCTACACGCACGAGGATGAAAACTTCCGCATGGAAGACTGGGCGAAGCCGATCGACCAGAACATGCTGGTGTCGCACATCCTCTGGGCGGGGAACGTCGTGACCTGGGATCCTTCGCGTCACTTCGTGGGTTACAACTTTGACTTCGCCGCGACGGCGGACTAAGGGGGTGTGAAGACATGAGCAACATGGTGTACACGCGGTCAGTCAACGAGACCTCTGCGACTCTCTCGGATATTAGCTCGGGTTACGACTCGAGCCATGTGCGCGAGGATGCAGCGGGGAAGCGTTACCGTTTGTTCAAGAATGGTGGTAGCACCATTGCCTACAGCCGCGGGCTGGAAGCAACGGGACTCGGCACGGATAACGTGGTTACCGTGCAGGTCTACACCACCACGACCTTTCAGGGGGTTGGGGCCACCCAGTCAAGCTCTGCGGTCAACGGGACGGCGGGAACCAACATTCCGGCGAGTCACTACTTCTGGGGACAGATCGGTGGGCTTGCCACGGTCAACGGCACGGTCATCGTCGGTTCCGCGGTGAAGTTTGCCGCGACCGGAACGGTGGCTGCGTATGCTGGGTCCGAAATTCATCAGCCGATTGGTCATGCGGCCGCTGCGATCACCGCGGCGGACGGCGTGATCGTGTTGAATCTCGGGTAGGTCGATCGGGTGTGGGGCGGGCAACCGCCTCACACCCACCTTTTTCTTTCGAAGGAGCTCGAGATGGAAAACGTCTGGTACAACGCGCCGCTCACGGCGGTGTCTACGGATATAAATCGCGTCGGCGGGGAGTACGCGACGCTCGGCATGGTTCGCTACAACCATGACGGAAGGCGCTACGTCCTGATGCTCTACACCGGCAGCAACCAGAGTGGTTCCGGTAAAATCATTTTGGGTGGTGACGGCGGCACCGCGTACGGTGTTGACCAGGCGGCATCCGGTGGTCGCTGCGGCGGCGTTACCACGATTGCGCCGGCGTCGCTTGTTGGGGGAAGCCTGCTCACGGGTTCCTATTTGTGGATGCAGACCTACGGCGAGGCGACCGGCGTTATGTGCAGTGGTAGCGTGCTGGGTGGATTCGTGAAGTCAATCGGCTCGGGCATCGGAGGACTGCTGACTGTGCAGAACACGATCGCGTCCGCGACCACGATGGTTGGGTTTGTCGGCTGGGGCGCATCCGCCACGGTTTCCAGTCTGGCGAACATCTTCGTGAACCCCGGATTCGAACTGGAGTAGAAGATGCCGACGATCAACGTCCCATTTGGGACCGGAATTGACCGGATTAGCACGGCACTCGCGACAATGGGGAGCGGGACCGGATCATCGCTCAATGACGCGACAGCGGGGGATCGGTTTCTTTTTCCCGCGGGGACTTACACGTTTACTGGGGCTGGCTTCCTGTTGGATCACAACGGACTCGGTAACTTCGCGGCCGTGACCGGCCCCCCGGGAACGCTGGTGCTAGAAGGCGTGGATCGCGACACCGTGATTATTGATTTCGCAGGATGCGGATCGAACACCGCAATTTACGGCGGCACATTCTCTGGTGTGACGATCAAGAACATGACGTTCAAGAACGTGCCGGCCGCGAGTGGCGCATACATGCGCGATGCATCCTCTGGCGGCGGCTTGATGTACAAGGACTGGACGTTCGAGAACATCAAGATGGACGGCACCTATGTGTGGACAGGCGGTGGAAGCGTCGGACAAGCCTCGCCACTATTCAAGCTCGGATATACCGGCTCTACGATCGGAACTGGAATCACATTCAAGGACATCGTGACCACAGCCACATTCGGCGGTGTCGCGCATGTTCCGCAAAGTGCTGCGTACACACCAAAACTTATCGACTTCGCGTGCCCCGCATCGAACCTCGACCTCACGATCGACGGTATCGATGTGAGACTGAACAACGGGTATGCCGGCACCCCGATTTTCATTTCAGATTTGCGCGACGCCAACATACGTGGTATCCAGGCGACGAATATATGGGGCGGAGCGGTGCGCATCGAGTCGCTCGTCAACGGCAACTATGACTTCAGCGTCGATGGCGTGTTTTTGGATAACGGGTGGGATGGTGGAGCGCTGACGGCGGGAACAAGGCACGAGAGTGGGGTTGCGCAGCCCGGGGTTCACATCGGTAACTCAGACCCAGACAATCTGCACATCACCCGTAACGTGCATTGTTCGAACATCAACATCCGAAATAATGCGTCGTACGGGTTTGAGTACGAGAACGACACACAGTATTGCAGCTTAGTTGGGTTTTATATCTACAACTGCAACACCCACGGGTTGCCAATTCCAGATGAAGTGCAGCACTGCTTGGTATCGGATGGGATCATCGATACCATTCGAAATGCCTCTGGAAGTGGTATGACGTTCTCGACGACGGCCTATTGCACCGGAAGGAACGTGCTGATTAAAAATTGTCCAATCGCATTCAATTACCGTGACGACGCAAATCCGGGGTCATCCCCCGGGGGCACATTCAATGGTTGGGCGATTCGCAATCTGAAAAACAATTTTACCGACTGTACGATCATCGACTGCGGAATGGCGTATTCCGTCTTGACGGCCGCGCTCACTAATGCCGGAGCGGAAAGTTCGGCGTACTCTAGTAATTTCGAAAACAACTCTATTTATGGAACTCCGGTGTTTTCGCAGGTAGATGGTGTGGCGAAGAATCAGGACGAGTTTGAAGCGCTATTTCCACACACGATGCCGGATGGATCGAATACATACTCTGCATCAACAATGCCGACGAGATTGACGATCCAGGGTGTACTGAACGAGCTCGCCGGATCGTCAGGTGTTAGCTACTCAATCAAGGGTGCGGCAAATCGGCTCATCGGAGAGACCGGAGAGCGCTATACCATCCAAGATGCGCTCAACATGCTGCTCGCGATCCGCGGCGGCGTCTAACTGGAGGAAAAATGGAACACGAATTGATTAAAGAGGCCGCGAGCACCGAGGGGCGCTTTTCCTTCTCGACGCTCACCGCGCCGTTGAATTCGAAGATCGCGCAGTATTCGACGGCCGAGTGGGGCCGGCTCTGGGGCTGGATCCACCGCCACACGCACGCGGAGATCGTGGATTTCTGGCGGGAGATGGGATGCTCGGAGAAGGGGTTCGCGCTCAAGTACAATCGGTTGGTTGATGGCGGAACGTCCATCCTGACGAACTATCTGGTCAACACGGCGCTCACGCGCCCGACCGTCATCCAGTTGGGCGGCGGCCACCTGACTGCACAGCCGTTTGACCGCACGCGCAACAACTGTATCACCGCCCACACCGGAACGGGGCTGGCAGCGTTTGACGCCTCCGCGTCCGCGGCGAAGCGCCAGGGCGCGGCTGCGCCCGGGTTCTACGACACGTACGAGCTGTCTAACACCTTCACCAACTCGACGGGCGGCGCTGCCACGATCAACGAGGCGATGGTGCGCAACAACGTGGCGAGCGGATCCGGCCAGGGCTACTGCCACGCGCTGTTCGGCAGCTCGCCGGTCGTGCTCGCGAACGGCGACCAGTTGCTGGCTACTTATCAGTCCCAGTTGATCCCGTAAAGGAGCGCTCGCGTGTTGTCGAGCACCTGGCATCCCGAATCGACCGTCTCCGCGGGATCGTGGACCATTACCGGAGCGGCCACCGCGCATGAGGCGGTCGCCTCATCCGACGAGGACACGAGCTACGTCCGCTCGATCGGTACGTTCAGTGGGACGTTGAAATTGGGGATTCCAGCGGCAGCGGTCGGAACGTATCGACTGCGCAACATCAAGCTGAACCCATTTCAATTCCGCGGCAACTCGGCCGCGAATTATCCGGTTCTGAAGGTTGAGATCGTGTTCAATGGAAACGTGATCGCGTATCGACAGTATGACGTGGACTCAGCGAACGACTGGGTAATTGGCAACATCACCATCAGCGGGCTGAACATCTCTGGGTATCTGTGGAATTCTGGCTCGCGCCAGCTCTGGTTGACCGTGAAGGCCACATCCACATCGGAACGCGAAGACACACCCATCCCGATAGACGGATAAAACATGGCGATTACCGCAGATTTCTCAGATGTGGGCGGAGTCAACGATTACGACCCGATTCCCGCGCTGCACGCGGGATCGTTTTCGGTGAAGAGCGCGTACTACAGCGGGATCTACAGCACCGCGGATTTTGCAGATCACTACACGTACACACAGCTCGCGCTGTGTGGCATTCCAGGGTCAGATCTTCCGGTTGGATCGCGCTGGTTGGTTTTCTTCAACTGCGCCGGCGGGAACTCGACGGCCGGCTTCTCGGTTCGTGTGCATTGCATCCAGGGCACGAACGTCAGCAACCGCAAGCTCTCGGCGACCCAGCATACCGCCCACGGCGGCACCGACAGTATGGATGGAGGATCCTGCAACGGATTCGTCGATCTCGTCTCTGATGGCGGTCCAATACAGTTCATCCTGCATAACATTTCAGGTGGAACCGCGTACTGGGGTGGAATGAACATCGTGGCGGTGCCGCTGCCGACCGATGTGCTCTTGCCGACCAACGCGCTGATCGAGAACACTGACTACTGGAGCGCGTCACAGCCGACGTACAACACGGACGCGGACAATGTGGATGGGAATCTATCGGTGTTACTTGAGGCCGGTAGCACGCCCGGGTACTTCGACTTACTCACGAAGGTGGTCACGGCACCGGAGACCGACAAGTACGTCGTGCTCGCGATGACCTCCGCCCGCACAAACACGAGCGGGAACGGCTTCACGGAAGCGCGCCTGGAAGAGAACGGAGTCATTCTCGGCCAGACCATGCAGCACCAGTTCACGAACAGCAACAATCGCCGGCCGTACGTCTGGCTGAAGGAGCGCAGCTACACCAAGAATCAGGTCGTCACGCTGACGCTTCGCGGCAAAGAGAGTGTTTCTGGATTGTCCGGGTCGGCCGGTGCCTTGCGCACCTACAATCAGCCGCGCATTTTTGTTTTCCGATCGAAGGCGTTCTATGCGTACGCGAGTGGAGCGGGAAGTTCCTCCATCGCGACCACGCTTCCGAATACCTATCCTGGATACAATACGACGCTGACCGTTCCGTTCACGCCGTACCGAACCGAGGAAGCCGAGCACGCGCTGATCCTGTCGAACATTGTTTGTGCGCGCACGAACACCGGAGCGCAAGCGTCGCGCACGAAGGACAACTGGTCCACTGAGCCGATGGGGGATTTCACCGGCAGCGGCAACACGCAGACCAATGTGAATGATCGCGACTCATTGTTCTCGTTTGCGGCTCCGCTCGTCAACTTCGAGCGTGACTTCATCCAGGAGACCACGCCGAAGGGCGGGGAGAGCGCTGGGTTGACCGTAGGGGATGCGGCGATGGTCGTCATCGGCCTCACGAAGAACCCCGCGCTGATCGGGGGCCCCACGCTCTACACCTTAAACATCAAGATGAACAACCCGGGCCAGGGTTCGAACTCGGGCGTGGGCAACGAAGTGAACGGGGGTGGCACGGATTTTCCCAAGCTCATCCACGAGACGTCCACCGCGACCGAGAATTTTACGTACTCGGTGACGCCGGACCAGGGTTTCAATATCCCGTCCACGCATCCCAGGCTGTGGTTTAACGGAAACGACCGCAAGGCGTATCTCCAGAGCCGTAAGGCGGCGAACGCCGCGCAGTGGACTGAGTGGGTGAACGTGAGCGGCAACATAAGCTCACGCGGAACTGACACAGGGAACCCGGACTACCCGGAATCATGGGAGCGCGTTCTGCTCTGGATGACGACGGGGCTCGATAGCGACCTCACGAAGGTCCGCAACAGCATGACCGACATGCTGGGCTCGAGCCTGGACGAATTAATGGGACAGGCGGATGGACTCGAGGTGCGCTTCACGCAGCGTCGCGCGGCAATCTACCTCGACTGGTTGTCGGGGAAGTTCTACTCGGATGGCGTGACGCCGGCGATCACGGCGACAGAGCAGGCGAAGCTGCGCAATCTCCTGCTCATCACGACTGGGCTCGTGTATAACTATGGCGCGTACAGCGCGATTTGGCCGGGAAAGAACCCGGACTGGAAAGCCGCTGGTCGTTCGAGTACCTACAACAACCACTACAACGCTAAGATGCTCGGCGCGTGCTACGCGGCACTTGCGCTCTATGGAGAGCAGCCGGCGACGATGACGTGGCCGTACAACACTGGCACGGTCTATCAGTTCTCGCTCGTGTTCAATAATGTGACGTACACGAATCTCTGGGACTGGTTCAAGGCGAAGCTGGACGGCGAACTCATGTTGACGCTCGACAGTGAATTCCCGGGTGGGATGCTGGAAGAGGGCACGCGATATGGCATGGCGTCGCTCAAGCACAACGCGGAGATGTGGTGCCTTCTCCATCAGACCGCGAATCTGAATTACGTCGCCTCGCATCCGACGCTGCAAAACGCGCTCAAGACCGTGCTGTACATTCAACAGCCTGGCAACAAGCAGATGATTAACTTCGGCGATCAGTCCACGCCGTCCAACGGAGCGTACGTCGAGGCGCAGCAGCGCCTGATTATTCTGTTCTGGAGCGAGTTTGCACCGGGGATCTGGTACGAGTATTCCCAGTATTGGATTAACACGGTCTACACGAATTTCAATGGTGACAGCGAGTACGATGGCTACAACTTCATGTGCTATCGCCATGATCGACCCGCCACCAACTGGGCCGGGAATATTGATAAGGCGTATCGCGCGCTGGGCACGGGATTCTCGAATAGTCGCTCGGATTGGACGGACAACGCGATCTGCGTGAACCTGATGGGTCGCCACCGCTTCGAGGAGCACGGCCACTGCGACATCGGCGATCTCCAGATCTACCGCGGGCCATTCGATCCCGACAAGCTCAACTCCTGGCAGCTCATGGACGCAGCCAACGTCACGTTCGGGAACGGTTCGTGGCCGCTCTCCAACCACAACTGCTACTACATTGAGAATCCAGCGAATCCGACGGGTTGGCAGCAGTACCGCGTCGGAGACGCGCCTCTCGGGTCGGATCCGCCACGCCCGACGCAGGACCGCTTCTACAACGGCAACCCGACGTACGTGTACATGCGGACGGAGGGCAACACCGCGTACTGGACGACGGGATTGCCGAATACTTCCGGAGTGCGCGGGGATCTCGTGCAGCTCGCGGACATCTTCCATCGCGAGGTCATTCACGTGTTGCCCGGATATGTGATTGTGTACGACCGGATGCGAGCGCTCGGCGCGACATCCAGTTGGTACGCCACGCTCAACTGGCACAACATCAACAACACCGCAGGCGTGCCTGCGCCGTATAGCATCGTGGACAACAATGGTCGTCGTCGCTTCCGCATCACCTCGTACTCAAACGTCGTGCCGACCTATGCGCGCATCCAGAACACCGACCTCGGGTTTTCGAGCGGATGGCGTGAGCAGCAGAAGTTCCCGCTGGGATTGGGATGGCTCCAGCACGCCACGGTTTTCCACTGCACGGTGACGACAACGCCGACGATGGTGAGCACGGAGTCGCCGCCCGCGTCGATCTACAATCTGGACGATTGGAACTATCGCGCGGTTTCAATTAAAGAGGGAGCGGTGTGGAAGCATTTTGTCTTCTCGGCCGCGCAGGACGGGTCGGCCCCGACGATCCCGGCCTACTACGTGACCAAGCTCAATGACAACGACCAGCACGTCATTGTCAACCTGAAGCCCGGCATGTACTACCTCGTTACTCAATCACCCGGTATTACGGCGGGAGGCTACACGAAGTACACGCTCGCCGAGAGCCTGATCCCGGTTAAGTATTCCGCGAACAGCCAGGGGGTTCTGGAATTCACGCCATCCGGGCTCGGTTCGCAGACGATCACGGCGACGCCGCTCTTGATTGTGGACCCGACGTCCACCCACTTCACGGGTGGTGAGTTCTCGTTCGTGGCCTTCAGTGACTTCGTGCGCGTGCGAACGATCACGTCGCCAGGGACGACCGAGAGCTCGGATGGATCGACGTTTCAGCGGATCCCCGCCGGCGTCACCGGCGTATCGGTCAACATCAAGATGGTGGGTCCGAGCCCGGGGAGTGCCTCGACGGTGACGAAGAAGGTCATCAAGGTCATCAAGTCGGGTGGCTCGGGCTCGAGCTCGGCCGGATCGAGCTTCATCAAGAGCTCAATATATGCGGACGCCGGCGTCAAGGCAGAGAAGATCATCCAGCCGCCCAAGCCATTCATCTGGCCGAATGGCGACTTGGCCGCGTTCTACGTGACGCCGAGCCCAAATGATGCGCAGCACTGGAGCAAGATGCGCGATGAGAACGACGACACCTACTCGACGTTCAACGATGCCGCGCACATGGCGGGCGCGGTCCTTGAGTTCTCACTCGACGACCTTCAGGGCTTTTACGACCGCGTGAACACGATCCGATTCATCATGCGTGTGCGCGAGTTTTCGGGTGCGGCGATCAATCCGGTGCTGGTTGTGAAGCTCCTTCAGCCCAACAAGGTGCCGATTGCGCAGTACAACTATCCACTCTTCACCTGGCCGGGATCGCCGAGCGTGACGCTGCTATCGCCGTCGTTCAATATCAACGTCAGCTCCGCGGATTTCGCGGGCTGTTCGCTGAAGCTCGAGCCGCGCGCCACATCATACGGCGGTAACTACACACTGCGGATGGCCGCGGCTGGACTGGAAGTCCTCTCCGCGCAGAACCGAGAGAAGGTTATCCAGTGAGAATGAATCGCGGAGAGATGCGCGAAGAGGTGCGCGTTCTGGTTGGGGAAACCCAGGAAGACGGCACCCTTGACGCTGAAATCAACAGGCATATCAACCTCGGTCAGTGCGCGGTCGCGGAAAACGCCGCCGTGCTGTTTACGCACGTACTAGAGAGTACCGTTGCGTATAACGACCCAACGCTCGATCCGATCGATCCGCGCCGCGAAGGGCGCTACGGACTTCCGCAGGATTTTTTGAAGGTCCGAGCGATCGAGGTGCTGGACGGGAACACCTGGTACCCCGTGCAGATCTACCCGTACGAAAAGTTTCGCGCTCACGCGACGCAGACAAACAACGGTGGAAAGATGCTCTACGCGAAGATTGAGTTCGGCGCGACGTCGCTCGATGGCGACCCTCCGGGCGACATCTGGTTCTACCCGTGGCCGGATCGCGCAGCGCCAGACGGCTACGTGTACCGGATCAGCTATACGCAGATTCCGACCGCGATGACCGATGATGGGCACATCTCTGAGCTCCCGCACTTTGCACACATGGCGGTGTGCGTGTGGGCCGCACTCATGGTGTCGCGGAAGCACCGCGATCGCGGACTCATCAACGAAATGAGTGCGCTCTGGCAGATGGAAATGGACAAGGTGATGCGAGTCGTGGGCTCGCAGCGCAATGATCTACCGAAACGGCAGATCAACATATACAGGTAAGCGATGCCGAACATCAGTATTAATGATCCCGATCTGCGGATGATTCACATCGAGGGGTTTCCCCAGGGTGTGAACGAGTTTGAGTCCGCCTCAGGTCTTAAGCCCAATGAGCCCGTGGTGTGGCTCGTGGACGCGCAGAATGTGAACATTCGTGATCGCTCGATCATGCGCGGAGCGGCCGGGCAGGCGTTCTACATCGACAAGAACTACCTCGGTATGGACCTGACCATTCCGTCTCCGCCCAACGCGATCCAGTGGTACGAGCCGGTGTACGGCGCGTACCGATACCGCAGCAGCTCCGATCTGAAGCGGATACTCATGGTGAGTGGGGACAAGCTCGCGATGGACCTGGATGACGGGCGATTCGATCGGATCGGTGGGTTCACTGGCCGGCCGAATTTTACGCGCTGGCGCGACGTGGCGATCATTCAGGGCGCATCTGAGTCACCGGCATACTTCAATGGACACACCCTGGACCGCATCACGATGGACTCGTTCTGCAATCTCGGGATAGGCGGAAACACCGTCAATGGCGGTGGTGGGCTGACCGATGGGCAGTACCGATACCGTTTTACGATGTCTAGCTTTAGTGGAGATGTTTTCATCGGTGAGACCGGCGCGGTTATTACAAATTCCACGGGTGAATTTCTTGAGGTTTACTCGAACACCATCGGATTCGGCGACGACGGCATCACTGAGATCCGCAAGCTCGGACCCAACACAATCCCGCCGTACGTGCGACACATCAACGTGTACCGCCAATTCAAGGATACCGCAGACACAGCCGCGGCGGTGATCGCAGATCGACGTGTGGACTACAACGACTTCTTCTGGATTGGGTCGGTCGATGTGAGCGATCTCAATAATGCGGCGCTGGGAGACGTGCTCATTTCTGATAAGGGGTATGTTCAACCCCAGGATGCAATCCCGTTCGTTCCGCTGTTCAAGCCGCCGCACTCCGCTGTGACCGCGTGGCACAAAGGTCGTCTCTGGGTGATGTCGCCAAACGTCAGCGAGAACAAGGGGGGCCTCACTTACTCGCTCGAGCACCACTGCGACAGGATCTACGCATCGCGTATTGGGGTGGACGGCCCGGAGCCGGGCGTGTTCGATACCTACTCATGGGAGTACGTCGGGCGCGGAGAGCCCTTCGACGCGACTGGCATTCGCAGTATCCGCAATGAATTCCTGCTCATCACCAAGCCCGATAGTTGCTGGGCGGTGTACGGCGGAGATGACGAGGCCGACGGTGCGGTGCTCATCAACGTAAAGATGCTGGATGGGTCCATTGGCTGTGTGGCCCCGTTGTCGATGCACGAGGTCGATGGCGGGGTATTGGCGTGGTGGGCGGCCAATGGGCCGGTGTACTTCGATGGGTCCGGCCCACCACGCTATTTGATGGCCGAGAAGATCCGCAAGACCGCTCGGCGGATCCCTGGAAATCGCATGCAATTCATCGCGAGTGCCTACTCGAAGAAGCACCGCGAGAGCACGTTCTTCTACTCACTCGAGAACGATGAGGCGTACAACCGCCATTACTCGACATTCAACTGGGAGACGCGCACGTGGGTTCATGGCACACGCCGCTTGGGCGTCAGCACATCAGTCAACGTCGATGACGAAACCTCTGACGGCTACACGCTCTACTTTGTCGATGATGACCCGGCTTCAATGGTGCTCACGCACCGGCTCGTAATCCAGGCGGACGTTGGTGGGCGCGAGGCAGTTGGAAGCGGCGACGCCGCGATCCACGGATATGCCAAGACGCCGCTCATGCACGGCGGTCGCGCATTTGAGGATAAGCATTTCCTGGGGATCCAGCTCGAAGTGAACACGCCCGTGCGCATCTACGTGGACTACTCAATCGACAATGTGTTCGACAGCGAGAAGACGGGTGATGGGTTCTACATGGATCTGCCGATAACGGAAGACACCTGGGTGTGGGACGCCGCGATCTTCGATGAATCTCGGTGGCCGCTCGACGCCTCTGGCTTCGACTACAAGGCGTTCAAGCGCGCTAATGGCGCGACAATTCCGGTGGGCAAGGCCATCTCAATCAAACTTTCCTGGTCGAGCACGTCGGTGCCGCTCGAGTTCAGCTCGGCCACCGTGTTCTTTAAGACGGTGGGGGTACGCAAGTGAGTCTTCTGACGATTCCGTATGACATCTTTGTGCCTGGAAATATTGGCTACGCGCCAGAGTTCAACGCGAACTGGGCCGCGATCAAGTCGTGGTCCGCGTCGATCGACGACACCAATCTGAGTCCCGCCGGCATTACACTCTATTCGAAGGGGAAGCCCGGGACGATCACATCAACGCTGTTCGGTACTTCCTGCGTGAAGCAGTCCGCGATCGACTACACCTCTGCCGGCGTCGGTGTTCTTGCGTGGCAGTCGGGATCGGTGTATCGCGGGAATGGTGGAAATCGCACGATCTGGATCAAGAAACAGGAAACCCTCCTCGCCGATCTCGCCGAGCATACGATCACGGTGGACTGGTCTGCGACCGACTCGGTGGACGGGGCCTTTACATTCCCGGATGCTACGAAGGTCCATGTGATTCCGACATTCGCGGATAACGTGGGTGGAACACGGATTTCCGGGACTGCCGCAGAACTGTCCTACATGACAGTCACCGCGATCACCACCACTGGATGCACAATTAAGTATCGCTTCCGCGCTCTCCCCGCCCCGGGCAATGTAAATCTGATCGCCATCGTGTCGGGAGGTGCGTAATGGGAGCCTGGTCATCGGATAGATGGGAAAATAAAGTTCGGACTAACAGCAATCGCCACGAGTCGATCACTGACTACGATCCATACACGGGTGAGGTGGTTCACACCAACACCCAGGCGGAGATGAATGCCTATAAACAGCGCCGCAAGTCGCAGTATGAGCAGAACGAACTGAATTCAAAGCTCCGCATGTACGATGCGGAGGCCGGCAAGTACAAGGACCAACTACTAAATCTCTTCGCGAGCCGCGCAGATCGGGCCGCCGCCCAACAGGTCGGTGGTGCCGCGATGGGAATCCAGCGCGCTACCATTCGCGGGGGACTGGAGGGTGGCGGTCTTACTCAGGCGCTCTTGTCGCGCGAGCGCAGCGGCATCATGTCGCAGGCGCAGACCGGAAAGATGGACTTCTCACAGAAACTCCTCGGCTACATGCAGGAGTCGCGCGATCGCGTCGTCACCGGGGAGATCGATTACTTCAACGAGATCGAGAAGATGCGCGTGAGCGAGCAACTCCAGGAGCGCTTTGCGCGCTTCCAGGCGAAGCTCGCCCAGGATGACTTCAGCCGCCAGGCGTTTATATCGATGCTCGGCTCTATCGGTCAGATCGGCGAGATGTTCCTGAATCCGGTTGCGGCACCCGCGCAGGCGATCTTCTCCGCGCAGGATCAGATCAATCAGGTGCGGAACCAGTATGGGACGCCGCCGTTCAACCCGAGCATGAGGTATTAAAATGGCTCCATACGGACTCAAGGGACAGGATATTTGGACCGCGATTCTCGGCCCTGCATTTGACCTCCACGTCACGCGCAAGCGTGAGCGCGAGGCGATGCAGATGCGCCTCCAGGAAGAGGCGGCATCCCGTGCCGGCCAGCAGGCGCAGTGGCAATCGCAGTTCGGCCAGACGCAGATGGCCGAAGCGCAGAACTACAACAAGCTCGCGATGGACAAGCTCAACACTGAACAGCGACAGCGCGGATATGATGTGAGCGATGCGGCCACCAGTTTTGAACAAGAGAAAGAGAAGATGTTGCTCGATCATAAAAACCGGATGGCGGAGCTCGAGGCGGACTGGAAGCATAAACAGAATGAGAAGAATTCGGAATTCGCGAAGACCAAGAATTTCTATGTGGACCTCAACCGACTCTTCCAAAATCCTGCCTTCAAAGGACGAGTGATGACGTCGGACGCCACGTCTATGCTTATGCAGCAGTACATGGCCGGCAACACTGACATCGCGGGCACGATCTCCGCGCTCGAACAGAGCGGTCAGCCAATCTGGTTGGCGGGATCCGCGGTGAACGATCAGCAGGTCGAACAGATGTACGGCCAAGCGCTGAATAGCGGCCGGCTCGTTCGCACGGGCAAGACCGCCGAGGACAAGGAGCAGGAAGCGCGCGATCGCGCCGTGATTGGGTACGGCGTGAGCAAGGGAATGAAAGACCTGAACGAGCTTGATAAATACGAGTCAGACTTCGACGCCGAGGCGCTCGCAGACGAGAATTTTCAGACGATCAACGATTACCTCACGAACTCGGACAATGGGGCCGCGAAGGAAATCGTGAAAAAGGGCGGCTGGAGCCGTGGGTCGATTCCGGGTCGCACCATCGCGCAGTTCCCGATCATGTACCCAGATGATCCGCTCGTGCAGCAGGCCATCGACAACTACGGATCCTGGGAGAACATGATGGACCTCACGAAGATTGCGGACGCGGATGGCCTGCATTCTCCTGAGGATATTGCGTCGATCTATGCGTACGGTGTTTCGAAGAACGGACTCGAGGCGGATCCGGCGTACGTGAACAAGTTGATTCGCCGGTTACTCAAGGAGTCCGCACAGGGGCCGCCGACCGCGACGACGGTCAAGGCGCAGAAAATCAGTGACGCCATGAAAAAGCAGACCCCCTTCACCGGGAAGATGTAATCGATGAGCCTGGTCAAACCTCCGCGTGGTCGCTCCGGGCACGTGAAGAAGCCTGGGAAAAAAGACACCCTGTTCGAGGGTGCCGTGCGTGAGGGCCACCGCGAAACCCCTCTTACGATCCAGGACGTGCTTTCTGAGCGCTGGCACCGGCCAGGCAACCGTTTCATGCGCACGCTCGAAATGCTGCCGGTCGGGCAGCAGGCACTCGCGGGCATCGCGCGCGAGACGATTGGGCCGCGCAGCATGGACAACGTGTACCACGCCGCACTCCGCGGGATCCGCGACTCCGCGAGCTTCACCGAGACGATCCAGGAGCACGTACCCGGGCGGAAGACCGCGAAGGCACTGGGCTTCGCCGCGGATCTCGTCGTCGATCCAATCAACTTTGTTCCGATTGCGAAGCCACTCAGCTACGTGGGGAAGGGTGCGGGTGTCGCCGGGAAAGCCGGCGTGCGCGCACTGCGCACGACCGAGGTGGGCGCGGACATTGCCGATAAGGCCGCCGTCCACGGCGACCGTATCGCACGGTCGGTCTATCGGCGCTTCAACCCGAACAAGCTCCTCCAGCGCGGCGGCTTCAACCGTGTGCTGATCCTAAAGGAGCGCATGCAGGGCCAGCGTAATATTCTCCGCTCCCAGCTCCTCGACACCGCGGAGCGGAAGATCGTCGAGCTCGTGAAGGATCCGAAGCGCAGGGGTGCCATCACGCGCGTCCTGGATGCGGAGCCGGTCGAGGGGATGCTGCCGGACGGCACGATCCTGAAGCCCGAGTTGTGGCGGCGGAAGGAATGGATCCGCGAGTACAACAAGCTCAACCCCGAGGAGAAGCGCGCGGCACTGATCGCGCGTGACGCGCTGAAGAAGCTCGAGAAGATGAAGATCTCCGAGGGCATGCTCGATCCGAAGCGCGCGGCCGGGATCATCATGGCCGAGGGCGGACGTGCGTACGTGCCGCGCCGCCTGGTCGGGCGCGGCGAGGTATTGCGCGTGTTGCGCGATAAGGCCGCCGCGCTCCGCGGGGAAGCCGCGGAGGTGTCGATCGAGAACATCCCGAAAGCGCAGCGCGAAGCGGCACTCACCGCCACAAACGAGATGATTGAGCTGTTCGATCGCATGCCGAATGCGATCAACCTCTCGTACGCGGATCGCATCGACGCGATGTACTCAGGGAAGATGACGAGCTGGGATAACATCCGCAAGATGCGCGGGCAGATCAAGGACTTCGACTCCCTGATCCAGGAAACCATCGAGCACGACATCGCGAAGATCCTAAATGTGGAGCGGCGCGAAGTCGGACGCTCACTCGCCGTCCAGAACTTCTTCAAGGACACGCTCAAGTATATGTACCGCGAGGGCCTCGCCCTCCCTGCGAAATCCGACATCGTGGCGGCAACACCGGGCAAATGGAAGAAGCTCGACGCGAAAGTCGTCGAGTGGAAAACGAAGGGCCCACAGGCCGAGAAGGTCATCCACAACCTCGATGACGTCGTGTTCCCCGCCGAGGTGGCGGACGAGATCAACGCGGCACTCAAGTCCTACATGGATCCAAAGTCGATTCGTGAAGCGCAGAGCACAATTCGCAACATGACGAAGTTCTACAAGGCGTGGACGCTCTCGCCGTTCCCGGGCTACCACGTGCGCAACATGGCGTCGAACGTCTGGCAGAACACACTCGCGGGGATGCGTCTGAAAGACCAGCTTGTCCACGGCGAAGGTGCGCGCGTGATGCAGAGGAAAATCGAAACTGGCAGCTTTACGAACGAGCCGATGCTCAAGCACTATACCGATCATCAGATGTCCGAGATGATTCTCCGTCACCGCGTGACACGCGGGGGGCCGACCGAGGAGTTTGCGGATGCGGTGACGAAAATCCCGACCACGCCGGGCGGGATCCTGAAGCGCACGATCACACCCAACCCATCCGAGAACATCGCGGTGCAGGCGGGCTTCAAGGTGGGCACACACATCGAGGACAATGCGCGGATCTCGCACTTCATGTGGAGGCTGTCGAAGGGTGACACACCCGAACGTGCGGCACGCAGTGTTCGCAAGTTCCTATTCGATTACGAGCACGGCCTCTCGGATTTCGAAAAGAATGTGTTCCGTGATCGACTCTTCCCGTTCTATGCCTGGACGCGCTTCAACCTTCCGCTCCAGCTCGAGATGTTTGCGCGCCACACCGGCCGCTTTGCGGCGGCCGAGAAGGGGATCAACGCATGGGAGGACACGATGGGTGGGCCCGCGCCGAACCAGTTGGCCTTCCAGCAGTGGCTACAGAACGCGGGTAAGGTTCGCGCGTTCCACGACAAGAAGACCGGGGATTACCGCTACTTCTTCCTCGGCGGCTTCTGGCCGGGGTCGGAAATCGAAAAGGCGATGAGCGGTGAGCGCGTCGCGTGGGAAATCGCGAACATGACGACACCGTATCTCCGTGTACCGATGGAACTGCTCTCGAACTTCAATTTATTCCAGCGCCGGAAAATCCAGCGTATGCCGGATGAGACGGCGCGCGTGCGGCTCGGTGTGCCCGGGCTCTCCCCGGCGGTTGAGGCGTTCGCACCCGGGAAGCTCTCCGTCCAGGCGACCCTGCCCGTGAAGCTCGAGCACGCGCTGCGCAGCGTGCGCATCATCAACGAGACCGACAAGCTGCTCGGTGAATTCAACCAGGAACTCGGAGGTGGTCTTCGCAGCGGCATCACCCGTACGCTATTCGGGAAAACCTATCCCGTAAACGTCGAGAAGCAACGTAAAAAATGGGCCTATGAAATCAACTTCAGGATCGCGGAGTTGTCTGCGGTTCGTTCGTGGGGAGAGATCACCAAAAATGAGGGAAACATCGCGAAGGCTGAAGCTGAAATCGAAAAACTCAAAGCGCTCAAGCAAGAGCTCGGGATCTCGGGCGCGCACGAATAGGAGTGACCACATGGCTACTCAATCAAATGGATTAAAAAACAACTGGGTAGTCCTCTTGATCCCCTCGGTGCTCGCCGTTGGCGGTTACTTCGTCATGCAGGACCGCGTGACGATCAACACGACGGAGATCGCGACGATCAAGACCGAGGTGGCCGCGCTGAAACTCGCGCAGGCCACCGCGTCCGGTATCCCGGGGACGCTCCTGCGTATCGAGACGAAACAGGACGCGATGACCACGGACATCGAGCGCATCAAGGCGAAGCTGGACATCCAGTGACTACAAATGCGTTGCGCGAAGCTCGACTAGCGCTCGTGCGCCTTTCGCTATGGGATGCGCGCTATCGCAATCACTGGAGCCGCGGAAGCGGCGAAGAAACACAGCCGGCGGGCACCGCGCGGATTGACCGCGCGATGGGGCTCGCCCTCCTCATTCAACCCCAGGTCAGCGGAGGAAACACATTGGCAACGTACGGACCCCGCTCGATGGAGATCATCGCGCAACTCCATCCCGAGCTTCAGCGCTGGCTCGCACTCGTCATCAAGCACCTCGACCACTCGGTCGTCGAGGGGCCGCGCAGTCGCGAGCTGCAACAGCACTACTTCGAGACCGGACTCTCGAAGGTGACGGGCGATCAAGCGAAGCACTGCCGCACACCGTGCGAGGCGGTTCACCTCGTCCCGTTTCCGTGGGACAGTCGGAAGGTGAAATTTGATTCACCGGAGGGGCGCGAGCGCCTCACGATGTTCGCCGGCGCAGCCCTGATGATTGCACAGCTCTACGGGATTCCGATCCGCTGGGGCGGCGACTGGAATCTCAACTGGGAGCCCGCGGACAACAAGTTCGATGACCTCATGCACTTCGAGCTCGGCGAGAAGCCGGCCGCGGAGTCCACCGAGATCGACACCACTGTATGAGCACGTGGAGACCGGAACCCCCAAAGGAGAAGGGCGATGGGCGCGAAACCACAGAAGGGGGCCCCGTATTCCCGGGGCGAGATCTGGGCGAAGAAACGGAAACCCCCGAACCAGGACTACCTGCCGACACGGCAGGAGATGATGAGCGGTCACTGGAACCGCTACGGCCGATACAAGGTGGCGGACATCAACCGGCTCCTCTCTGAGGAGCTGGCGATCGAGGCCGCCGACGTCATCGAGTTGACGTGCGATTGGTGTGGAAAATCTCGCCATGACGGCGAGTGCGAGGAGTCACCATGATCGAGAGTTTATTGGTCGCATTGGTATTGATCGCCATCGTGGCGCTCATCGGCTGGGGGATCGTCGCGTTGATCCCCGCCCCACCCCAGGTGAAGACGGTCATCTGGGTGGTGGTCGGAGTGATCTGCCTCCTGATTCTCCTGCGGGCGGTCACGGGGTTGGATTTCAAACTGTAACAGGAGGTCAATCATGGTTGCAGATAAGGTGCAGTGCAAGGGGCTCGGGAAGGAATTCCTGGACCTGATGTTGGCCGTGAAGACACACGGAGTGGGCTCAGAAGCCCTCAAGGAGGCCCAGGAGACGTTCATGGCCGCAATGGTCGCCGCGGACGACTTGAGGGGCGACACGGACGCTGCGGTGCCCTACGTGATCTCCGGCCTCACTGAGGCGTACGGAGACATGAAAGTAGGTCCGTAAATGGATCCATTGAAGCAGCTCGCCGGCGTGGGGCTCGGGCTCGCCCTGGGGGCGATCCAGAAACATTTCTTCAACGGGTCGAAGTGGTACCGGCCGAACATCCCGAACCAGTTGATCCCGTACATCAACACGACGGTGGGTACGGCGGTAGGCGGTCTTCTAGGGGTTGTGGTTCCTGGGCTGGATCCCGCGGAGCTCGCGATCTCGGGCGGCATCGCCGGTGCTGCGTCGGTGGGTGTTCACAAGATCGCGCAGAAGCCGGTTGTGACGACGGTGACCGCGCTGAAAGCGGTCAATATTCGTTGACAGAGAGCGAGAACGGAGCTAGATTTCGTCGGTCTGGCTTCTTCTTCCTTTCCAAGTGAGACGGCCCTGGGAAACCGGGGCCGTTTTGCTTTTACGTAGAATCCCTCCCGGTGTAGACCATGTTGGGATTGTCGTCGTCGTAGAGCACCGCTCCGGTATCCACATCAACGCAGCGCACATGAAACTTACCGTTGCTGCACTTTATATCCTCAAATTTTTCGACGGGGTACTCCTCTCCCCGGGCTTCATGGAAAAACATCATGCGGTTGCAGTCGCAACTGAAGTTTCCTTCGCTCCAGATGTACTCGTTCGAGAACCCATCCTCCGTGACCTCGTAGTCCCAATCTGGTTTGTACTCACCGATCTCGCCGTCGGCCACGCGGGTGATGATCGCCTTATACTTCATTTCTCCCACTCCCATGCATCGTTCCAGTTGGAGGCGTAGCTGTTGTCCTCCACCTGCATCTTGTAGCACCAAACCACACCGGCAGGATGGTAGGTTTCCATGAGATACGCGGCCTCGACCTGCTTCGCACGACCCGGATCGTACATCCCGAGGATCAACTGCTTCCCCGCTGACAAACTCAGGTTCGCCGTCTGGCGCAGCGTGTTCCAGTTGGTCTTGTTGTGGTAGCGCATGTCATACGCCACCTGGATGAAGTGGAGCGGGGTGAGTTCTCGGAGGGCAAGGATGAAGTCCTTCGTCGCCGCCACACCGCCACGGTACGTGCCGAGGTCAGAGTAGTTCGGCATCACCGGGGCCGGGGCAATCTCGCGCATCACGCGCTCGTACTCAGACAGGGGGAACGTCTCCCGGTTCGCCGCCGCACAGTCGATCATCGTGCCGTAGAACTTGTAGTCGGTCATGTAGTTCTTCCAGCCGTAGTCCTCGACCCACGCCCACCACGTGTTTCCCGGTACGGGGTTCACATACCCCATCGTCTTTCGTCCCGTCGCCGCCACCGCTGGATTGGTTCCGTCGATACACCCCATCAGGATTTCGTAACGCCGGATGCGCTGGGCCTGCCCATCAACAGTGATGCCATCCGGGTACATGAAACAATCTGCTTTTTTAATCATGGTTTTTCCCCACTTCCTTCTACGATGCCGTCGAAGCGGAACCGGCAGAGTCCCGGTATTGGCACGTGTTCCACAATTCCGCTATTGCCCACGTACACCACCTCCGGCACTCCCTCCGGCCTCTCTACGGGCTCGCTGAGGATGGCGATTGCGGCCCGAATCTCGTCGGCAATGTCTTGCTCCAGCTTCTGTTTTCGCGGGTTCGACGATAACTTCATTGCCTCGCCCGCGCACGAGTCGGCCTCCGCGCCTGCCGATTCCAGTACAATACATAGAGCTTCTTTCCTATCCATGAGGGTTGTTCTCCTTTAGTCGATCACTGGAAGTTTTAGAATGTACCGGCGCAAGTCGTCGGCGTAGATGAGTGCTTCGCCGGTTGCCGTGTCGCCTCCGGTTGTCTGCCCGCGCATCCAGCGCCAGAACTTCGCGGCGTCGTCAGCCCCCATTACCTTCTCGATGTTGCTTCCGCGCACAACCGGCCCGTAGCCTTCGTGCTGCTCGATGGTGAAATCTTCCATCTTCATGGGTTGTTCTCCTTGTTGCGACG